GAGCAGTTAATGTTTCGGAAAGGGAGGATGGCGGAGTTACTGTGGACGCAGTTGAGGTCATGGACTATTATGATACTGCTATGGCTCCAGATTTTGATGACGACTCCAGTCCGTCCCCACCGCCTGGAATTAGTGACCCTGCGTCGGCAGTGACTCATGTGGTTTTGGAGGAATGGCCTGCGATGTATTCGCAAGGCGAACCCAAGCTTTCGATATACTTCTCGGCCCCTGATGAGGTGCAATGGGCTGGTGCGTATGGGTATAGATCATATACCTCTGGAGGTACGTTCGATCTTGTAGATAAACAGTTTAGCAGTGGGATTACTGGAGTGGTGACGGCTGTAGGTATTTTAGCAGGCAAGCCGTACATCACGATTACATTAGACACGGAGGATACGCTCTCATCAGCAGTCAGTTTAGATGCTCTGCTCCAGACTCCGTTCCAGAATTTGTTTATCTTGCAGGGAGCGTATGGGACGGTATACTGCCGATTCGCCACATGTACCCTGCTTTCGGCAAAGGTATGGCGACTTACTGATCTTCTGATAGATTTAACAGGATTTACGCAGCTTACAAGTTCCCTGTCCGTAATTGCAACAGATTTGGTAGCAGTGTACAATGACAAGCGGCGTGTAAACCTGACTGTTGCAGATTTGTACAGAACGTTGTACTTTAAATTGGCCTCCATGAACTTTGCAGGCGATCTCCAAGACTTAGCTGATTGTACAGAATACGATGTGGCGATAATTGGAAAGGATAAAAAACCAATTCAAGGCTTGAATCTATTGGTTAATGGGCAGCCAGAGGTTGCAGGGGCGCATAACGTCTCAGAAGGCGACTTGCTGTTTACGTGGATGAGCGTCAATAGGTTTGCCTCTGGATGCTCTACCGCTTCGGTGACTGGAGAAGAGGATGCAGATTTTCAAGAATGGTGTATCGAGATTTGGGATGTGGGCCTTACCACTCTGGTTAATAGTTACCAGAGCCTTACAAACAGTTGGACATACACCTCGGCAGCACAGGCGGCAGATGGTGGGCTGACAAACTTTGTCATGAAGCTCTCCAAGAGGGGAGGTTCTACAGTGAGTAGTCAGACTTCGCATACAGTGAATATCTTTGCATAGGAGGAGAACATGGCAGCAACAGTTCACTGGCTTTTGAATCAATTGGTAGCAGGGGGAGTGGAATGGTGGACGTATTACAATGATGCATTAGCAAAACTTGAGGCAGGTAGAACGTTTACCCTTGCAGCTTTTGGTGGGACGCTCACTAAATATCAGGCTTGCCAACTCGATTCATCGGGCAGAGCGATCTTATGCACTGACTCTAAGTCATTCAAGGGAGTTTGGCAATCAACGTCCACAGCCGCAGGTGCCACAGGACAGCTTCAGGTTGATGGCTACATGTATAATGCGGGGTGGACATGGACTCCGGGGTCTCTCGTGTACGCCACGGCTGCTGGAGCGTTGACACAGACAAAGCCAAATCAGGGGGCAAAAGCTGTTGGGGTAGCGCTGGCGGCTACTTATCTTATCCTGTTTCCCTATGGAGACCTTGATACTGAAGGAGACCTTGATAATCATGCATTGGTCAACACGACGAACGCCTCAGCAACTACACTGCTATCTAAGACCTTGGCAGCAGGCGAAGCATGGTACATCGAAGCTCGGGTAGTGGCGGTACAAGGAAGCGCCCACAGAGCATCGTATGTCAGAAGGGCATTAGTATATCGAAGATCGACAGGTGGGGCAGCTATCCAAGGTTCTGTATCCGCAGAATGGTCAGAGGAATCCGACCCTGCTTGGGACTGCACAATTGACGTGAGTGGTAACGATGTGCGTGTTCGAGTCACTGGAAGCGTGGGAGATACAGTCAACTGGGCAGGAAGGATAGAAGCCGTTAAGACCGTGGCTACCACTGCTGGAGCTACCACAACGAGTACGACGACTACAACGACCACGAGTTCGAGTACGACTACGACGACCACGGTACCATAAAAACGTGATTTTTTCTTGACAAACTGAGAGAATCATGGTGAAATCTCGTAAGGTTGGCAAGCGCTTGCAACCGCTATTTCAAATATACGACTGCCTCGTGGCAGAATCGTAATGAAAGGAGAGTAGGATGTCTGATAAACCCAAAGTAGCAATCTTAACAAACATGATGGAGTTTCAGCCCGGATACTCGCTCACAGGTATTGTGAAAGACCAAGCGAGGATGCTTGCTGAACATGGCCACGAGGTCTTACTATTCGTAAATGATCATTACCACGGTGAGACCTTCTCGGATGACGTTACACTGAAAAAGGTAATTCCATTCACACACCTGATCGACTACCAGAGCATGAAGGATATTACTACAGAGCATAGCGATATCCAGAGAACAACGGCGGCAATGCTCGCGACTGAATTACAAGACGTTCCAGTAGTCCTCACTCACGACTTTGTATTCTCTGGCTGGTTCATGCCATACGGCTTGGCTTGTGGCGATGCAGGGCGGATGCTGCCAGATACGAGATGGCTCCACTGGATTCACTCTGTTCCTTCGGGAGAGCCAAGAGACTACTGGGATTTGCGGAAGTTCTACGGCACTAAGCACAAACTCGTGTATCCTAATAGAACTGAGTCCATTCGAGTTTCTGAATCTTTTCGGGGCTGGCCTGATGATGTGAGAGTCATTCCGCACATCAAAGACTTGAGGTCATGGTTCGAGTTCTCTGATGACACATGCGCCTTTATTTACGAGTTTCCAGCAGTCATGCGAGCAGACATAGTGCAGGTTTATCCTGCTTCTGTTGATCGGCTTGAAGCCAAACGGGTACGAGAGGTCATGCTCATTCTGGCTAAGATGAAAAAGCAGGGTAGATCGGTCTGCCTTGTGCTGGCGAACCAGTGGGCGACAACGGTACGGGAGCAGCAGTCTATCGACCATTACAAAAAAATTGCACAGCGCAACGGCCTGAAGGTGGGTGAAGAGGTAATCTTTACATCAGAGTGGTTGGAGGGCAAGTACAATGTGGGCCTGCCTTCAAGAATTCTGAGAGAGCTTTTTCAATGCTCTAACCTTTTCATTTTCCCAACAAGAGAAGAGAGCTTTGGCCTTGTACTTCCAGAGGCGGCACTGGCAGGCGGCGTTTACTGTGTGCTGAATAAGTCATTAAACATGATGTTCGAGGTAGGCGGTCTCCAGCCGATCTACTTCGATTTTGGCTCACACCACATGGAATTTACATGCAAGAACGAGGAGAAGTATTTCACCGACATTGCTTTGATCACACTCGGCAGGATGGCGCAGAACGAAGCCGTGATGACAAAGACGTTCATGCGCCAAAAGTACAATTGGGACTCTCTGTATGAGAGGTATTACGCTCCGATCATGGCAGAATCTCAGTTGTGGGAGTGAGCTATGCTGCGAGTCAAGTATCTCTTTACCAGTGTAGGCAGTGCAGGTCATCCAATACCGTTTGACGAGAACGCCACGCTGCCACCCGATCTAATCAAGGATTTCGTGTCAGAAGGCTTTTGCTACATGTGGTCAAGGATGCTTGACTTAGGGATTGTGGATGACGTAGAGGTTGTCATGGAGTCGGCAAGATTTCCGGGCCTCTACGAATTCACTCCCAAGTTTAGGTTTAGAGTTGTTCCACACATCAACCAGTTTTTTAAGCATATAGAGCCTGATGACATTATATTCGTGCGAGGAGGCTTTAAGAGTTGGTTTCCATGCCTCCAACAGTGGAAGAAGGAACAGAAATGGGTTCTCTTCTATCAGGCGGCTACCAATAGGGGAGTATGGCAATTTTGGGATGTAGTCTTTAATGATCTTGTAAGCGAGAATGGCAAAGATCGTTATGGGCGATTTCACCTTGCCTTTAAAAAGCCGACGCACCCTTCATTCTTCAAGCCTATGGAGATTCCTCGCGATTTTGATATCTGTGTTGGAGCCTCACATATCCATGATAAGAAAGGGCAATGGAAGGTTATTCGAGCTATACAGGCGTATGAACGACGTTACGGCAAGGCTCTGAATGCTGTTATGCCCGGACGAATGTATCACGGCACATCAACGAATCTCATGGTAGAAGATATCCAAGCAGGGAAGGTCTCACGATTAACAATGCCCGGAATGGTCTCACGCCTTGAAGTGGGGAAAATTTTAAATCGCTCAAAGCTTTTTGTCCATGTCGGAGGAGCAGGCCAGAACGATAGAGGGGTACTGGAGTCCATGGCTTGTGGCACTCCAGTTATGCTTGCCAATACTCAGTATCATGCGCCCTTTACCTTCAAGACCCCGCTAAGTTTTGTAACGTTAAATTCGCTCAATCCTGAAGCTCTTGCGGTGGATATTCATAACGCACTTGAAGTATGCACCGAGGAAAGAAGAGTTGAAGTAAAGAGATATTTTGAAGATGAGAGCAGCGTAGAAGCCGTTATCCTACCTGCTATGTGGCGATTATTCAAATTCCTTCGAGCCAATCCAAAGGCCGATAGGGAGGCACTTTGGAGGGAATATGGAGTTTTATGAATATCTCAACCTGTTTGAGCTTTTGATAGTAGAAAATGGAGTGAAATGTAAAGAGATTGGACAGGAAGAATTAGTCTCTGTTCGTAATGGAAAACTTGCCACGCAGAACTTCGGCCTTAGACTTGGTTCAAATATTGCCTCTCCAGTGCCGTTTGCCATTGACTATTATGGCTACATGAAAAAGACCGATGGTTTCTATTCCCTTGTGCAAGCGCTTGCAACAGATCATCCAGAAGGCCAAGTCAAATCAGTAGTTATTCCTGTAGTCCATTTTGCCGCTCTTAAGATAGAACACGTCATGAAGCTTTCAGCCGATCTCGTGGCTGACTTCTATATTTTCAAACAAAAGCTCTTGCAGTTACGAGGGTTTAAAACAGGAGAATAGAATGGGTACACGTCTTGCGGTTATTGTTCCAGTTGTTAATACAGGATTGGCAGATAAGATGTTTGCCAGTATAGAGCGAAACACAGTCCATCCACAAAGAATCCTGATAATCGACAATTCAAATCGGGATGAGACTTATAACCCACATATCCAGTGGCGGCACCTTGAGCTTACTGTTATGAAGTATCCACAGAATATTGGCGTAAATGAGTCGTGGAATGTTGGCATCAAGCACGTGGGAAAGTGTGACTTGCTGTCTATCCTGAATGACGATATCATTTTAAACGAAAGATTCTTCGAGCGCTTGGTAGCGCCGTTTCAACTTATTGATTGTGCAGTCATCTGTCCACAGACAGAGAATACCATAGAGAATTTTGAAAGGGCAAAGCTAAACGCTCCACTGGCCTTTGATGTTGCTCCGATGAAGCGTAGGGAAGGATGGGCCTTCACGTACCGAAAGGATATTCTCGACAAACTGCCAAGAATCCCAGTAGAGCAGTTTCGGACTTTCTGTGGAGATGACTGGTTCTGGTACCACACGGCTATGCTGAAGTACCGTTGGTACAGAGATTTTAACAATGTCATCTATCATAAAGTCGGAGCCTCCCTCGACATCCTGCCAGACCTTCGGGAGACTCTAAGGGCTGAAAAGGAAGCCTTCGCGCTCGAACTGCAAAAGATTCGGGGCGTGAAATGAGCCTTGTCTACACTAAAGACGCGAAGCATCTTAAAGGCTACAAAATAGGAAAACACACATACGGCATTCCTACCGTCTTAGCCTCTCGTGGAATGCCTCAATACATCGAGATTGGTAGCTTCTGCTCAATTGCTGCTGGTGTAGTATTCTTGCTTAGTGTAGATCATAGACCAGACTGGTTTACAACCTATCCCTTTAACGTGTTGTGGGGATACAACAAACAGGGACACCCACACTCTAAGGGAAATATAATAGTGGGGAATGACGTATGGATTGGTCAAAACGTAACAGTTCTATCGGGTGTCAGAATAGCAGACGGCGCTTGTATAGGCGCAGGGTCAGTCATTACGAAAGACGTACCGCCTTACACTGTGATGGCAGGAAATCCAGCCAAGATCGTCAAGACGAGATTTCCGAAGGATGTGGTTTCGATTCTTTTGAAGCTACAGTGGTGGAATCGTCCTGACGATGAAATACAAAGCATGCTTCCGGTTTTGCTGTCTGGAGACGTGGAGGCTCTTAGGAGGTTACTATGAAAGTATGGAAAGTTACAGAACATAGGGAGTTGATGGCTGAACTGATTAAGCTTTTTGAGGTGCATACCTACGTTGAAATAGGTATCAGAAAAGCACAGACTTTCAACATGCTCGCCCCACTGGTCAAACGTGCGGTTGCTGTTGACAATGTGGATTGGGGTAGGATAGCCCAGTTGCCAAATGTCGAGAAGTTTATCATGACTTCTGAACAGTTCTCCAAGACGTGGAAAGACCCAATAGACATGCTATTCATCGATGCAGATCATTCAAAGCAGGCCGTTCTCGCTGATGTTGATCGTTTGGCTCCGTTTGTCCGAGAAGGTACTGGCCTCATTCTTCTGCATGATACCTACCCAGTAGCAGAGTCACTGATTACACCCGGATACTGCGACAATGCATGGGAGGCGGCATGGACGATCAGACGAAGCCCTAAATATAAGGATTTTGAGATCGTAACCCTTCCGGGGCCGTATGCAGGGCTATCGATAATTCGCAAAGCGCCAAAGCACCTTTGCTGGAGGCACTAATGGAACAGCTTGACCTGATCTACAAACAGAGCTTTTTTGGCAAGAGGTTCAAGCTTAGCTGGCGAGCGCCAATTGTCTGTGAGGCTATTCTAAAGCAGTTTCCTGATGTCAAAAGTACGATTGATGTAGGATGCGCTGTAGGAGATATCGTAAAGGGCTTCATGGACTTGGGCCTTGATGCTTATGGTCTCGAAGGCGCAAAAGGATGCTTACCATTCTTGGAGTGTCCAAAGGAGAATGTATATATCCACGATCTACGAACATTAGTCAATAAAGTGGTTGACAGGAAATTTGATCTTGTTACCTGTTTTGAGGTTGCGGAGCATATAGAGCCAGATTGGGCGCTGATCTTTGTGCGAAATGTTACCGATCTGAGTGACAGAGTTCTTGCTTCTTTTGCACCTCCGGGGCAAGGAGGGCATTACCATGTCAATTGTCAGCCCATGGGTTATTGGGAGATTCTGTTCGGCAGGCTTGGGTATGTAAGAAAACCGAAAGTGGAGGTTGCAGTTAAAGCCTCGTTGGAAAGGTGGGCAGGGAAGCCCGGAATCAAGGCCATCTATCAGAACCTTGGGTACTTTGAGGTGGCGATATGAAAGACCTGACGACTGTATACACAGAAGGATATTACAAGGCACGTCAAGCGTTAGGGTGGAGAGCGCCAATCCTGAGTGAGATGCTTACCGAGGTGTTTTCGCCGTTCTCGGTAGTTGACTTTGGGTGCGGTTGTGGAGACTTCGCTTGCTACATGTTGGACAATATGGGGTTAAGCGTCCTTGGTATAGAGGGAACAAAGAATGCAAAGGCCCACACGCTGCTACCTGATGGTAGGTTGAGAATCTTTGACATGAGATTTCCGATGGTATTAGAGCAGCAGTTTTCAATAGCCACTTGCTGGAATGTCCTGCCACACATAGAAGAGCGATTTTCTGTCCAAGCGCTTAAAAATATGATGGAGGCGGCAGATGTGATCGTCTTCAACGCTTATGAGAAACAGACTTCAGGATATTGGGACGCGAATTGCCAGCCTCGGGGCTATTGGGAGTCAATCCTGCGAGTGCTTGGGTGTTCAATTGATGAAGATGCACAACAGCAGTGCAGGAAGTTTTTAACGCCATGGGCCAAAAAAACAGAGATTGCACGTATCCGAGATAACCTGTTCGTTGCAAGGAGGTAGCATGCTGCTTGATGTGACAATGACCGCTTGCCGTAGAAGTGAAGTGGTAGATCGCACACTGGAGTCTTTTTTCTCTCGAATGTTTAATAAGCTTGACCCTTCAGCACTTAGGCTTGTGGTCAATATAGACCCAATAGGCACTGACAAAGATTCTTTTGCAGTGTACGAAGTCTGTAAACAGTATTTCAAGACAGTAGTTGCCAATTTTCCAAAAGAGCCGAACTTCCCGAAGGCGTTTAAATGGTGTTGGGAGAATACGGTTAACGAGTACGTCTTCCATCTTGAAGATGACTGGGAGTTACTGCTTGATCTTGATGTCAGAGATATGATAGCGCTCATGCGTGACTTTCCTAACTTGGCATATTTGAGGTTGCCACGTTGGAGGACTGATGCCGAGGCTTGTAAGAATTGGGGCCATTGGTTCCCATGGAATGGTAGATACTTCCAATGTCCAGTACATGAGCGCTCATACCTTGGATTCAGTGGTCATCCATCACTGATTCTTGGGGAGTTCGTGCAGAGGACAACACCTCTGTTGCTTGAAGGGAATCCAGAGAAGCAGTTTCATTATAACGCTTCGATTGTCGATATAGTCAAGGGTTATGATTTTGGCGTTTATGGTAAGCCAAATCAACCTCCAGCTATCCTTGAGATAGGAGAGAAATGGAGGCTCTTGCATGGATTCAACAAAGGGAAGAACAAAGCGTTTTTTACACGATGGGAGAAAGGAGATGAGTAGACATACTTGGAGGACTAACGTATTCGAGTTGGACATCACCTACCGATGTACGTTATCTTGCCCTAACTGCACAAGGCGCTGCGACCTACTGTCAGGCGTTGGCACAGACCTTGGGCTTCAGAGTATTCATGAGGTTATTCGTCAGACCAGATCGAATCAGCATAGGTGGAATTTGATTCTCCTTATGGGAGGCGAACCTACGCTGCATCCTAACCTCTTAGAGATAGTGGGTTTGTTAGGCAGTATACGAGGCCCAAAAACACGAATTGGTATTGTCTCTAATATGTTATACTCCAGAGACGAGAAGAGTTCTCTCAACACTTCCTTCATGGGTTGAAGTACGAGAGTCGCCAAAGGATGGCTCTACACGCTACTCCACAAAGCAAGGTGATTTCTGGACGATGAATGTTGCACCCATTGACTTTCCAGAGTTTGTAGGCTTTGATTACTCCAATGGCTGTCATCAGCAAGGGCGCTGTGGTTTGGCGTACACAGCTAATGGTTGGTTCTTCTGCTCTATGATGGTAGGAATAGCGCGATTATTTAAAGCAGATTTGGCAATCCCAAGCCTTCAGTTTATGCTCAGTCCAGCGATCTACCACGCCCAAATGGATTTGCTGTGTAGGTATTGTGGAAGGGTTAGAGTAGGCTTTGAACTTGGTCAACATAAGTTTGCAACACCTGAAGCGGAAGAGGCATTTGAGAAGAATATTAAAGAGTATCCGCTTTACTCTGACAAGCAAATCCTCAGCAAGACGTATCAAGATAAACTACGACGATTATGGGGAAAAAGCTTGCAGTTTCAAGGGAAAAGTGTTTAAGTATAAAAGCATCATGAAACCATCCTGCAAGCGATTGCAGAAGATGACATGAAAGGAGATAAAGATGGCAGAATTAAGCGTGATCATTCCATTTGTTAACGAGTACCCACAGATTCTTTTTACGGTGCAGTCTATCTTCTGCGAGTTGAGAGATGAAGTGGATTTCGAGATTATCTGCATAGACAATTGGTGTGCAGAGGTTGAATCTCAGCAAAGGAAGGAGGATAAAGGAGGCGACAAGATCAGAGGTCTGGCGGAAGGAAACCACCGACCATGGTTGAAGTATCTGAAGTACGACAAAAAGTTGTCTCACTGGCAGGCGAAGAACTTTGGGGTAGCAAACAGTACAGGAAAGTTCCTGTGGTTCTGTGATTCCCATTGCATTGTCAGTCCAGGCTCGCTGAAGTCGATGTTCAGATACTACAAGGAGCATCATGAGGAGATGAACGGCTCTGTCCATTTGCCCCTCTCGTATATGGGAGAGAGGCCAGGGCTGGAGCTGATTTACAAGCTGGTGTTGGAAGAGGCTCACGGAGTATATCATTACTCGTTTACGAACTACAACAAGAATGTGCCGCCAGGAAATAATGGCACTCCGTTTAGAATGCCTTGCATGTCTACGTGCGGGATGATGATAACTCGTGAGTTGTACGATCTCCTTGGAGGTTGGCCCAAAGAGCTTGGGATTTATGGTGGAGGAGAGCATTTTATCAACTTTACGCTTGCAGTCCTTGGAAAGACGGTGAACATATTCCCGACACTGCCTTTATACCACTATGCAGAGGAACGGGGCTACCACTGGAATTATAACGACTACCATAGAAATAGATGTGTGGCTACATTTATCTTCGGTGGGGAGGAAAGGGCCAAGACTTACATGAAATTTGTCAAAGGAAGGCCATTAGTACTTGACGGAATATATTACGATGTGGTAATAAAAGAGAGAGAACATCGTGATATTATTGCTGAACGTCAGGTTATGACGATTCAAGAATGGGCAAAGCAGTGGAAGCCCAAAGAGTGAAAGGAGGTGACAGACATGGCACCATTTATTTGGGGGTTCGTTTTCGGGTTCGTGATCGGTGGAGGCATAGGAATGCTTTTCGCAGTCAGGAACAAGAAGATTGCAAAACAGTTCAGTGACAAGTACAAAGAGGCAGAAGCTGCTGCTGCGGCTAAGGGCAAAGAGTTGTTTGAAAAGGCCAAATCTGAAGTAAAGAAGTAGGAGGAGAGATGAGCGCAAAAGAAGAAATAAAAAGAACGTCGTTTGCGGTTATCCTTCTTATCATCATGCTTGTGGCTCTCACGTTCTCGCCAGCGATCAAGTCAAGTGTCCAACTGCTGATTTACAAAGTCATCCTTGCGAATGCAGGATTTCTGAATGGTCATGTGGTAAGAAAGTTGGCATTTCCAACGATCAACTGGAAGGGCGAAGGGTCAACGCCACTTAAGATTTTGGCAATCGTGATCTATGCGATGTTTATTTATGTATACTGTCAAGGAGGTTAATCATGGCAACCAAGAAAGCAGCACCCAAGAAAGCTGAAGCAAAAAAGACTGCCAAGAAAACTGCTAAGAAGAAATAGCATGAAGCTTCTCGGTCTCGTAGCCCTTCTGTTATTGGCCTTGACTGCATGTCAGGGTGAGGAGTCACAACCTGCACCAATGCCCGAAGCCGCAAGTCAGCAGGCTGTACCAAAACACCTTGCCCGATGTGTGCAGTTTAAGGATGATATCAGGAGGGCTAATTTTTTATACTGGGGCGTTGATTTTCCCTACTGGTACGCAATCGGTCAGGCCCAACAAGAGAGTTCCTGTCGTGCTGATATCACAGCGTTTGACGGTGGGCAAGGGCTATTTCAATTCATGCCTGCAACTGCAAAAGAGGTAGAAGGCAAAATGCGGGAAGCTGTTGACCCTAACATAGCAGCAGATGCTATTCGCATGAACGCTTACTACATGAGGCAACTCCACAATCAAAACTGGACTGGTTGGTTGTGGCTGACGTACCAAGCGTACAATGGAGGATGGGGGAATCTCAAAAAAGAGTATCAAAGAGCAGGTGTTTCTGATTGGGCTTTAATGAAGAGTCAATGTCAGAGAAAGAAGGTGACACTTAAATCGGGACAGGTCTTAGACTTCTGCGAAGTCAATTACGATTATAGTAGAAAGGTTCGCATCAACGGCGATTACTTTAGAATAGGCGATGACTGCATATCTTTTTGGGGGAGTTGATGAACGAGATCAATGAAAAGAGTGAAAAGGAAAAAATTGCAGAGATTACGGAACTGCTCACGGATGAAGTGGCCTATCGTGTCTATATCCTTTCTACTTTTAGAGAGTTGACGCACAAGCTAAATTATCAGCAAGGACTACTTGAGAACCATGCGGGAGAGTTGAGCGACATCTCTGGACGTATGGATACTCTGTTACAAGAGCATGCCGTATGTACCAAGAGGGTTGCTGATACCCACATATACGAGGATACATGGAAATGGACAAAACGAGTGCGAGAAATTTGGATGACAGTAACACAGAAGGTAGCTGTATGGCTGCTTCTGGCGGTGATCGTCCTTCTTGCTTATCTGTACCTAACCCACGTAAAAACGCCAACGATCAACCCGCCAGTCGTGCCAGCACCACAGATGCAAGGCTCAGGAGGTGGGGAATGAGAGAGCTTCACGTCCTGATAGTAGAAGACGATGCTCATGTCTCATTTATTATAGAACAGGCTGTAGCTTCGGTTTGTGGAGAAGAAGGCTGCTTCTGTGTAGTAACCAAAGACGATACTGGGGCATCGGCTCACGACTTGCATAAAGAGCATAGATTCGATTTGATCATAGTCGATCTCGTGCTTCCAGAGGGCAAAAGTGGCATGGAGGTCATTCGTGCCATTCGAGGATGTGACAAGACCGTTGAGTTTATCATCATTACGGGGCATCCATCATTGGAAACGGCAGTGGAAGCAATTGCCTTGGATGTTTGGGCTTACTTCATCAAGCCTTTCCACATGGCTGAATTATTGGCACAGGCCAGAAAAGCAATTGAGCATAGTATCCTGAAGAAGAAGATTCTCAGTCTTGCTCGTGTTGCCCAAAAAGTGCTGAAGAGTGGAGATTGACATGAATCTCCTTGGAGACAAGCGGAAGATGCTGATCGTAGCGGCTGGAGTGATACTGCTCCTTATCTTCATTGGTGTTGGAGGCGCAAAGGGGTACAAAGCCATAACGAACCTATGGCTTGAGGCTGTCCAACGTCAGCGTGAGATGATAGAGAGTGGCCTTCAGTCCACTATGAAAGAGAAACAAGATGCCATCGATAAACTTCAGGCTGAAAATAAGAAGCTCAAAGGTGAGGTTCAAACACTCAAAGTTAAGTACGACTATCTTATTGATAGGATAAAGGCCAAAGCTCAAGAGGCCCAAACTGTAGCGCCTGCAAAGGACACAGCAGAGGCCAAGGCCAAATTGAAAGGACTTGGTTATGAAGTCGTGGAGACTTGCAAATAATATCCTTCTGGTGATCATGGCAGCAGTCATCCTGCTTTTTCTGGTCGCAATCGCCTTTGCGGAAAATGAAATTTGCGTGTCCGGTCAGTCAGGGATTAAGATTGCTCAAGAGCTTGAACGAGCGGAGAAATTGAAGGAGCTTATCTCACTACAAGAGCAAGCAATCACATCGTTGGAGACTCGGGTGAAGCTCCAAACTGAGATCATGGAGAACGATGAGAGGATGCTCAAACTCAAGGATGATCAAATTTCTGCACAGTCAAAGGCCATTAACAACTTTCAACAGATAGTGGATTTGCAGACCGATGCGATCAAAAAAATGAGAGATGCGAGTCAGCCTTCGGTATGGGAACAGATGAAAAATATTTCTGTTGGGGCAGTTATTGGAGCGATTATTATAGGTGTTTTGGTAGCGTTTTAAAGAGTGCAATCGCTTGCACTAAGAGGCTGCTGAAGGCCCACTACTCAGTGTTTCCAGAGGCAGGCATCTATTTTGCGATCTTACGAGTTTTTTAGTTGCGACCTTTACAACAATATTCCGAAAAACGTATAAATTTATCTCAACGTAAATTTCGAGGCCGCTAAACGCTTATCTATCTAAGCTCTACGCTGATCGTAGTGGCAAAAAAGGCAAAAAAGTAATATACCAGCCCGCCCAATCATACTATATTAAACGTATTCCAAGAGCTTTTGGTGTCAAAATCCATGCCGAAAATAAGATGGAGACTTTTTGATTAAATTTTTGATTGCAACAACGGGTCATTCTTGACAAAAAATTATTTCTATGATATGAATATTATAGGAGTAAAAACTAACGGAGGTGGAGTTATGCAGTATGTTGATCTTGTCGCGCTGAGCAAAGCAAAGAACGGAAAGCTGGACATTAATGATCGTGATGTTTTCCTTGACCCGTACTCAAGGGTACGACTTGAGGAAGCAAAAATGATCGATTCCAAGGGTGTGCTGACACCGACAGGGCTAAAGACTTTTGACCAATTGAAGGCACGAGTTGCGGCTCTGATGGGAGGTATTCACTTTGAAGACCGAGTAGTACGGGAAGGAGACCCAGTTATCCATACTACAAGCCCTTGGTTGATCGGTCAAGCTTGCAAACAGTCAGTAGTTTCTAATGGTGAGCTTTTAGTGATGGGTAAACCCTTCAAATGGATGGGCGCAACTCAGGCAGTAGCGGAGAAGAAGCAAGTTTTTCAACGTGTCGTGGACTCTGGAGCCACAAAGGTTTCCATGAAACTGTTTCCTCACACCTACCAAATGTTAGACCTTGGTGGGATGGAGATCATCTGGTTTGCCAACAAAGAGCAAGATACGTTTGTTGCGGCTCAGGCTGGTTATTATGATGTAGTGATGGCGAGATATGGCTCAGCCTCTTGCTACTTATCAAAAGACCATGCCATGATTCAGGCACGTGTTAGGAATCGTGGCCTGAAGAACAATGTGGTTGCCCTGCTCGCTATTCTCGACACGAATGATTTGGTAGAGCCGAAGAAAAGGAAGGATTGGCCCTCGGCTTCTGTTGAAGAGTAAGAGGCGCGTATGCAGAGGCCGAAACGATGTCAAGAAAAAGCCTGTCCACTGTGGAAGGACATGGTAGAGGTGAGATACGAAGGGCCAGTAACAGCTAAGGTTGTGGTATGTGGGGAGTCACCCGGACGGCAGGAGATTTACTTCGGTAGGCCATTCAGAGGAGATGCTGGAGATAGGCTTCGCCAATGGTGTGTACAAGCTGAACTCCCTTATCAAAAGATGTTCGTCATGAATGCAGCAAGGTGCATGATCAACAAGGGAGACCTCACGACCAAAGAGATAACCACTATCTTAAAATGTTGTAGGCCCAACGTAGTGAAAGCTCTGAATGCCATTAAACCTAAAGTCATTCTGGTTCTCGGAGACTTTGCACAACGTCAGATTCTTAAGCGTTCAGGGATAACAAAGGCAAGAGGAAATTGGTATTACAGTAACGAGTTTGAGTGCTGGATAATGCCAACATTCCATCCTGCTTACATCTTAAGAGGCAATGATGGAGTAGAGCCATGGTGCATTAACGACCTACGCCTCGTCCACGATTTTGTCCTGAATGACTACCAGCCACCGTCTACAGAAGAAGATGTGGAGTACAGAGAAGTGCAATCGCTTGCAGGGTTGATTCCCACTGATGAAAAAGTGATCAGGCTTTATATAGACTCTGAAACACAGACAAACAAGTGGCTTAGTCCAGATTGGGCGTTGCTGTCTTTCTCTGTTTCCTTTACAAAAGGGGTAGCCTATCACGTTCAGCTTCATGAGGAGTGCGCTCTGCAAGATGCTGATTTTACAGTGAAAGCTATGCGTAGGACAGACCCCAAGAAAAAGAAAAAGGAATTAGTTGACGTAGGTGTAAAAAGAAGTAATAATTTCCATAGGAAAATGCTTGAACTTAAAGCGATTTTAGAGAGTGAGAGGCTAAAGAAGTACCTCATGACGAATTACGAGTTTCATGCTTTTAGAGAAGGGTTTCGTAGGGCAGGGATGGAGCCGCCAAAGATTCGGCCCGTAGTCATGGAGCTTCAGTCTGCGGCGAACGTTCTTGACGAAGTTTTATACAACCTGTCAAGCCTCGATGATCTCAAAAAAGCTTTTACCGATTACAAGGACGATTACAAGAGAAAGTTCAATATTGACTTTGATAAGGGTGACATGCTTGCGGTTCCACGTGATCGGTTAGTTCACTACGCCTGTGCTGATGCAGATGTCACTGGGCAGGTGGGAATGTCGATTAGGAAGCAGCTTGCGAAGCCGCAGCATGAGCGGCTGTTAAACTACTACCTGAAGTTCTCTGTTCCTACTATCCAGAAAACGCTGACTGCTTTAGAGATGCATGGAGCGTACATTGACATGCAAGAGTATCCTAACGTAAGAGGTAAGATTGCGAAGGATGCAGAGGTTTCTGCAAAGAAGGCTTTGAAACATATCACTAAATCGCTAAAGAAGAAACACAAAGGCGATCTGAGGCTTACACGGAGCGATTTAGTCCAAGATATCCTGTTTGATAAACGAAGGGGCTTTGGCCTTAAGCCGATAAAGAAAACGCCCGGAGGCGAAGGGTGGTCAACAGATAAGGAAGTCAGGATGCTCTTACTTGAACAAGAGGGCATTTCTGATGATGCGGTTGATTTCATTGTCCAGTACAACGAATGGGCTGAACTTAGTTACGCCCTGTCCCACTCTCTTAAAGGGTTTGAGAAATGGTTGCAGCCTGATGGCAGAATACATTCAAGGTTTAACGTAGTGCGAGCCAGAACAGGCCGTGTGGCGAGTTCAGACCCGAATATGATGAACAATCCAAAGAGATCAAAACTGGCCCCATCAATTAGAAGACTAATCGCCGCAGCCCCCGGATTCGTCCTTATGGCTGCTGATGAAGAGCAAAGTGAGCTTCGATGGATGGCTGAGCTTAGTAGAGACCCTGCAATGCGAGCAGTTTTTGCAAGAGGTGAGGATATCCATACGGCTACTGCAAAGTTGCTGACAAGAAAGGCATGGACTGAGCTAACTCCAGATGAGCAAAAAATAGCACGAAGAAATGCAAAGCCAGTGAATTTTGGCTTGTTGTATCTCATGACTGTTGAAGGCTTTAAGCGATACGCAAAGAAAGAGTACGGTATCGATCTGACTATTGAAGAGGCAGCGCAGTATGTAGATGCTTTCTTTAAGAGGTACCAAAAGATCAGAGCGTATCATGCCTATCAGATCAATTTTTGCAGAGAGAACTTGTACGTGGAATCTCCCCTTGGCAGAAGAAGGAGATTTCCAGAGATTAACTCACCTGACAAAATGATCAGATTGAAAGCTGAGCGTGATGCTGTAAATCACCCGATACAGTCGCCGTCCTCTGATGTTGTTTTGATGGCTTGCAATGAGATGTTAGATATGGACTTCGACCCCAACGTTTGCAGGCCCGTTATGTTTATCCATGATGAGTTGGTTTGGGAAGTTAGAGAGGATGCAGATGTCAGGCATTATGCTAAAGTCCTCAAACATAGTATGGAGAATCCACCACTCAAGAGGGATTTCGGATACACGATGACAGTTCCTCTTGCAGCCAGTGTCAAAGTAGGCAAGAACCTTGCCGATATGGAAGAACTAAAGTTGTAATTTGATGGAGGTGTACAATGGAAAACGAGCAAGCAAGTACGTCGAGCGATCAAGGAACTGGAGCAGGATTGCCCTCGGCACGTCAGAACGCAACGTATCTTAGATCAAGACTACGAAACATTTTCGAGTCAGCAAGGAAGGTGGATAGTCCAGAGTCAAATGTCCTGAACTCCACTAACCAGCTTCTTGAGGACATCGACCCGTTTGAAGGGAGGTACGTAACATGGAATTTGATTGAGCCTCCTTACAACTTTGCGGCTCTGTATAGAATCTATGAGCAGAGCGATCTTCTGCAAGAGTGCGTAGATGCTATGATCAAGAATGTTGACGGCTTTGGTTTTAGTCTTCAGTTTCTTGGCAATGATGTTAAGGATGCTGACAAGCCAACAGCTAAAAACGATAAGACAGCCCTTGAAGACTTTTTCAACTATGCAAATGACACACAGAGTTGGATGACCATTCGGAAGATGATGAGGGAAGATTACGAGGTTCTCGGCAATGGCGGATTTGAAGTAGTGAGGAACTTGCTTGGCAAGATTGCCGTGATGAACTACCTACCCTTTAGGTACGTGCGAATTTCGCCTATTGATCAAAGAGGTGTGACTGTCCAAACATTGCTACCTCGAAATGGAAAGTTAGTGCCGATGAGGATTAAAAAGTATTTCAGGAAGTATGCACAGATGGGAGTTCTCCAGAAGAAAGTGCGCTGGTTCAAAGAATTTGGAGACCCACGAATAATGGATGCCACAACTGGCGAGTACAAGAAATCCACCAAAGAGTGCAAGATGGTAGCGACAGAGCTTGTCCATTTCAAAACTTCTTTTGGTGGTTCGAGTTATGGGGTGCCTCGATGGATAGGGTCACTTCTCGATGTGGTAGGAAGAAGGCATAGCCAGTACGTCAACTATGATCTATTCGAGAATCAGGGCATTCCGCCTGTTGCCATTCTGGTGTCTGGAGGTATCCTGACAGATGAATCTATTGAGCAGCTTGAGGCTCTGGTTCGTGGCGCTCGTGGAGTATCGGAATGGAACAAGATTCTTATCCTTGAATCCAACATTGAGGCCATGGGCCTTGACGAGAAGGGAACAGCAAAGATTGAGCTTAAAAACCTGACTGAGTTCAGAAAAGAGGACTTGATGTTTGACAAGTATCTTAAGTCCACGGCGGAAAATATCAGGCACAAATTCAGGCTTCCTCCGCTCTACACTGGCGCTACAGAAGAGTTCACCAATGCTACTGCCAAATCCTCAAGGCTTGTGGTTGAAGAGCAGGTTTTTGTCCCTGAACGATTTGAGTTTGATGAAGTTATCAACAACAAGATCGTTCGTGCAGAGTTGAAGATCATGGATTGGCGCTATGTGAGTAAAGGCCCGAGGCTTGCTGGTTCTGAGGATATCAATACAGGTATGGATGCTTTCGGCAAGGCAGGAGCCTTGACGGTCAACCACTCCATCCAAATAGCCAACGATCTATTCGGCCTGTCAATGAGTAAATACGACCAGCCATGGGCCAATTATCCCTTGCCCATAGTGTTAAAACTCTTGGAGCTTGGAAGGCTTGAGAGGATTGAGGAATTAGAGATTGACCCTAAAGACATGCCTCCCACTGGAGTCAATCCATTAAAGCCAGCAGGCCAGCAGGCGTTACCGTCTGGACAGCCTAAAGCGCCGTTGAAGCTGCCACCTGCTGCACAAAAGGTTCTCAAGTCAGATATGTTCACTGATGAAGAAAAGAAGTTGTATCGTCAACTGCTTTTCTTACAGGGAATGGTAGAGGGGCGAGAGCTAACGGCGTGTGAAGAGCATGAGCATCTTGATCTCTGATATCATTGACCCGATAACGCTACAAAGGCTGGATTCTTACGATCTGGCCTTTCTTGCGCTTACGGGACACCTTGCCAAAGGTGATTCGCTTGATGCTGCATTCTTTTTGCATCGTGCGATCATGAAGGATGCTCGTGACATTGAGCTTTGGGGGCCAGAGGCAAAATTGCTCGACTCTGCACTATCAACGCACTGGAGGCATAGTTCTGAGCAGATGATGGCTGATCTCAAAGCTGCTTTTAAGTATGAGCCAGAAAACGTCTCAGTGAATGAAAAGGATGTTGCAAGCGCTTTCAAATCATTTAAGAAGAAATGGATGGATGGACTTGACGAAGCAGTTACTAAGGCCAATGTTATCATAGAGCAGACGATCTTAAGATCGGTGACACATCACGAGGCAACGGCGCGAAAAGCTGACTATCCTACACCCTCAAGTCAAGAGTGGGATTTATTTACTCAGATGGTCATTGAGGCAGATCAGATTCGCAGGTTCCTGCTTAAGTTTCCTGATAGGATAATCCAGCCTGAGATTGAGAGATTGGTCAATCTTGCAAAAGAGAACCCACACATGCGCTCAGTAGATATAGGAGTCTTGGGGCAAAAACTTGACAATCTAACGAAATTCGGGCAAGAATACCTCAACACGCTATCAGATGTTCAAGTTGGTAGGGTATGGACGTGGACAGGGATGGAGTGGGGCCACAGGAACGGATTCAACGTGTACATGGTCTTAGCAGAAATGGATGGAAACACGTGTGATGTCTGTGGAATGATTCATGGAAAAGAGTTTGCGGTTGAAGATGCTCGGAATAAGCTTACTGATGCAGGCACAGAGACAGATGTTACCAAGATCAAAGACTTCTTGCCGTTTCCTCGTCACGCAGAGCTTGATAACAAGTCGCCAGCACAATGGAAGTCAATGGCCCTTGTACCTCCATTCCATGGGAGATGCCGATGCCAAGTGGTTCTTACTGGTGTGGGTAGTGAAGCAGTAAGAGTGAAAGCGCCCACGGCTGCTCCTGATAAGATTCCAAAGAAAGTAGAGGATGCTATCAAGGCGTACACGGCGAGAGGTGGCTCCCTTGCCTCTAAATTTCCATATTCTGCAAAGAAGAAGGAGGTTCTGGAAAAATGGGTAGCCAATGGAACATACGACGGAGAGGCTCCAGTTTTTAGAGGGATGGGCTTTACAGAGAAGCAGTGGGATAAAGTATGGGAGCAGTATACAACCAAAGGCTCTACAATTACCTTAGAGCAGTTGACTTCTTTTAGTAAGGATAGAATTAGAACAAGTGCGTATGGTGAAGGAGAGGTTCATGTTCGCATGACTATTAAAGGAAAAGTAGCAGGTAGAGACATCAGCAGGTGGTCGGTGTATCCTGAAGAGATGGAAGTATTGATACCTAAAGACACCATGCTTGAAGTCGTCTCGGCGGAATGGTCAAAGCCCGGATTCGTAGAGATGGTAGTTCGGGAGGCTCCAAAAGTCTAAGGAGGTTAGCGATGAAGACTGTTTCTGACTCAATCAACGATGCAGCAAAAGGCTGTCAGATCAAGGATAAGAAGGTTGCTGTGAAAGAGACAAAGAGAGATGAGGGTAGACGGCTTGAACAGCTTGGCACTGACGTTGCCAGTATCGACGCTGGAGGCACAATCCTACAGAACCCATAGCTGCAAGCGATTGCAAAAATTAAACTTGACAAAAAACTCCATCTATGATATCATTAGACTAAGCTGATTTAATGACAAAGGAGGTGGAGCCTGATGTTTGATTTTGAGTATGTAGGAGGCACAATGAAGCCTACACTCGGGAGCAATGAAAAGTTCTTGCTCTTCTTTATTGTAGGTGGAGTGGAAGTGCCTTTGTTCCAGATGCAAAAGATGAATTTGGTCAATCAGGATTATGGTGGGCCAGCATCCTACTCAACAGGATGGAGTAGAGGCGGGGTCATCAATAAGCGGTACCTCACTGAAGCACAATTCTTTAAGTTGTTCATTTATCGTGCAAAACTTGGAGAGCCGACACAGTATTACAGTTTTTATGCTGAGATGCTTGAGTCACCGTCTCCAGTAGTAACGATCAAGCCCTTTTCCCTTGACACAACAGGGTATGCATTTACTTCGAGACTAAGATTCTTACGAAGAAAGGAGGTGTTGGATATCTTATCAGCAAGAAGCCCTTCACGAGAATGGCTTAAGAAGCAGGGAACACTGTCAACAGCCCTACTAAAACAGATGATCACGGTTGATCGTAGTGAGCTTAGACAGGGTGTCAGAGCTATCAGAATTTCAGACTAAGGAGGTTTACTATGAGTTTTTGGGCAAGGTTAGGCGTTACAATTAATGATCTTGAATGCTTCAAACAGTCATGCAGGCAGCATAATATTGAGTACATCGAAAACACCGACGAACGGTTTCGGTGGCAGGGTAACAAGGTTGTCGCAAGGCTGGTAGACCGGGCAGCGAATGCTTCCAATTACTACAGCCATGAGGCTTTTCTCGTTGAGTCCGATGGTGGCCTGAAGGTTGCTATGGATACTCATTCACAGTACTCTTCGATTCACGATAGGTTGGGTACTCGTCTGACTCGTGACTACACAAAGAATGTGGTAGAGAAGGGAGTCAAGAGGAACGGCGGCATTGTCAACAACATTCAAGAGCAGCCTGATGGTTCTCTGATTATGAGAATCACCTCGGCAGCGTAAGGAGGACACATGGTAGCAGGAAATAAAGAGGTGGTAGTGAAGATTTCACCTGATGGTGAAAAGGTCGAGGTCGATGCAAATGGCTTTGTGGGCGGTACCTGTAAAGACTTTATGAAGAACGTCATGAACGCCCTTGGTACGGTTCAGGAAGAGAAGAAAAAGCCTGAGTTCTACGGAACTGTCAATGAAGGAGTAAGGATAGGCAATTAGCGCCATAGGGCCGTTGAAGGGTAGCCTTGTCAACTACCGCAAATGCTGGATAAGGTGGACATTAAAACAAACCCCAGTAGCCTAAATCAAAGGAGGACTGATGTATAGAAACATTCTTTTTAGCTCAAATACTAATTTTCTTGGTCGCAATGGGATGTTCGGGGCAAAGGCCATGACAGTGTCAGTACATGAGACTTTGAGAACAGATAAGGAGAGTGTGATATCCTTAGCACCTATTACTACAAGAGGAATTGAAGGCCGATGCTGGATTGAGATTCCGGTTCGAGATATTCCGCAGGTCATTGCTGCTCTTAAATCGATTGCAGAGGAGGTAGCTCATGGGGAAGGAAATAGCCCTCAAAATCACGAATGATGGCTCTGTCTACTTACTGCATAATGACGATGTGATCGACACCCTACGAGACATTATAGGGAGTATGTCGGTTGTTCGGGCAAGTGATGTGATCTTTCATGGAGATGATAACTTGTGGTACATCCATGAGAGAATGCCAGATGGAAAGGCTCTTGTTATAAGGCCCGGATTTATGCGTAGAGATGAGGCAATTCAGAAAGAGATCGAGATGTTCACCAAAAAGCTTGCTGACCCAGTTTTCGTCCATGCTATGTTTGGAGAAGATAAGAAATAAATACTGTTGACTCGTCCTTCTTATGAGTGGTAGAATTGGTAAAACTATACCTTATAAGGAGGGCGTTTCATGAAGAAGATTTTCGGTTTCAAAAAAGCAAAAGGGTTACTGTTTACCTTGTTTCTCACTGTGTTGGTTTTGGGCCTGTCGGTTCCTGTGATGGCACTGGATGAAGCCAAGACACTCGGATGGGAGCAGGATTTGACGGTGCCTGTATCCAAGTGGGAACTGTTCACCGTTACTGGTGCTGCGGCTCCGTACACGTATACCAAGGTCAAGGATATTCCGTTTACCACGCAGCAGACGACTTATACGACTCCATACACGTTCTCACATCCTGACAACCAGCTTTCTACTATTCGGCTAACAATAAGAACTGTAGGTACAAATGGAGCGGTGAGTGTGTACGCGACTGAGTTGGTGCGAACTCGCGACTATCGTATTCCTGCCGTACCGTCCGGGTTCAGGGAGATGACCACTCCATAGGAGGCGTTATGAAGAGAGTTCCGCTTGCACTATTGATCATAC